GACTTAATGTAAAGGTAGTTGTACCTTCTGGTGTGCCTCTAGTTACAGGTGCAGATGTATCTAAAGAACCACCTTTTGAATTTGTTAATCTTCTTATATCTCTCTGCACTATGCCGCCCTCTTTCTAAGAGTTCTATATTCTATTACTATATCATTTAAAGCAAACTTAGAATCTTCAGCTAAGCTATCAAAATTAAATCTAAATGCTATGCTTTGAAATGGATTAATTGGATTGTCAGCACCACCTCCCTGACCTACAACAGGTATCTTAATAGTATTGTAATATGTTTGAGACGCATGTGTTTGAGGTATAGTAGAACCTGTTGCATTTAGAACGACCCAAGTTCCGTTGTTGTTAACCATATACTCAATCTCAGAATCGTTGATAGCTGTGCTACCGCTATGCCTATAATTTATATACATATTGTAAACTTTCTTACTTAAACCCGGTTCTCCAAAATCTAAATCTGGAGTTTGCAACCTATAGTAAGTATGTGGTTGCTCAGCAGTTTGATGATGAGTTAATATTACTTTACCTGTTCCAACTCCATTTAAATTTACATCATCTGTGTCATAAGCAACTATAAGCTGTCCCTGACTGTCATTTACCATGTTAGATATATGTGCATCGTAAGTATTACCTAAAGTAAAACTAGCATTATTTGTATTTGGAGCCGCATCTTTACCAAAGTACCAGCTCTTATATCTAAAGTCGTAATAAAAAGCATCTTCAGCATCTAAAGCTTTGTCTATAAATATAGCTTGTTTTGTTTCTGGTATATACCCTACAACAGCGTTAGAAAAATTTGACCATCCTACTCCAGATATAAGTGTTTGACCTGTGTCTGCTATCTTTCCTTCAGTTAGGTTAGCAACAGAAGAGCCATCAAATAAATATGCACCATTATTATTTGCCCACAGTATTCCGTATTCTGTGTTGCAAACAGAGTAAGGAAACTGTACACCTGCATACGGAACCGTTTGTTCCAGAAACCAACCAGCAGGTGATACTGAAGCTATGTTTAATATCTGAAGAGTTCTTTGTTTAAAAGCGAGCAATCTATCTGCGTAAAAAGCCAAGCAACTATAGTCTTCCCCATCTCCCTTAGTAACATCTAATTTGTTATGAGCTGGAAACGTATCATATTTGTCTATCTCACTAAACATTATACGGTCTCCAAAATGCTCAAATGATGTGCTTTCTGAAGTAGAACCAACGCCTCCCTCATCATACTTTACATTTGCAACAAAAGCTCTTGAGCCAGCAACTACTGCTGTTTTATAACCAGACCCTGTTTGACCAAAGGCTATCTGCTTAGTTGACGGAGAAAAACCATTTAATAAAACATAGTCTTCTATGTTAGGCCTAGAAGATTTTAAATCAAAATCTCCATGAGTTACGGTATTAGATATTCTAAATTCTCCATCTCCATCCGCTTTCCAAGGATAATATTCATCTCCTAAATGAACTCTAGCTCCATCTTTAACACTTATATCAACAAATAAAATCCATTCATCATTACTACCTGCCTCTCTTATGTATATTCTACCACCACTTAATCTTTTTGAGTAATCACTACTTGAGCTTGTTCCTATTGTATTTGCGTAAACATTTATATTAAACTTCTTTCCATCGTCGTGCGTAAATGAGCCACCTGAAAACTCTTGGATTAAAGATTCTTGATTGCCGTCATATATAAAAGTACCACCAAACTCATAATCTTTACCTTCCCATTCTCCATCTTCTGTGCTTTTTTCTACGCACAAACCCCAACCTGCTCCTCCAGCTACATTATACTCAGTAGTTCCATTTAAGGATGCACTACCAGTTCTTTTGCATGCAGTAGGCCTTGCCAATGTATTTAATTCTTCGTATGTGTTAGACTCTACTACTGTTCCAATAACTCCACTTGTTAATAAAAATTGGTCTCTTTCTATGTGACCATACCATTTAGGAGTCGATTCGTTTCTATGGTTTCCATCAGCTACCCTTAATGAGTTGTTTGCATAATAGTAAACAAACTCTGGTTTTTCATTACCATCAGCCTCATTTAAAAGTGTTACAGCATCTGTAGTAAAATCATCGTTACTGTCAACATAAATATCTACCTTTCCATCATCAGTATTTCCCAAAGCTAAAAAGAAATCTCCAACAAACCCTGTTCTTTTAAATATTATATCTGTATTATCAGCAACAGATTCGTCTACAAGTGAAGTTTCTTTTAGGTCAAGAACTACTCCGGATAAACCTGCAGTAGTTGTGAATATATGGCTAAAAGTAAGTTGCTTTCCTGTCGATGTTGCAGTAGCATTAGTACTCATTTCAAATGTTGTAGCATCTGTAATACTTGCAATCGTTGCCCCTGAAGGAACTCCTACACCTGTAATCCGTTTTCCAACTGCTAAATTATTTGTAGCATTTGTTCCCCCACTATGAGTAACTGTGGCATCTCCATTAGTTACGTTGCAGGTATGAGTAAAAAAATCAACATCAAAACTAGCACCGTTAGTCAGACTCAGTAAAGACTGAACAGTAAAAGTTCCGTTGTTTGCAGAGTTGCTTGCACCACTAATTACTATTTTAATAGGTAATCCAGTAGAACTTGGAACTACATTGTTTGTAACCCAAAAATCAATATCATTTATAAATATCTTATTACTACTGTGGAAAGCTAAGGCATATTTATTACCAGTAGGGTCTGTTCCATCTACATTTCCACCAGAACTTCCAAGAGAACGTACAGTAGCACCCCTAACACCAACAGGGTCATCTGCTTCAAAGTAATGTAATCCATATCCGGGATTTAAAGATGCCGTATGTACAGGAACTGTATTCTGACTTAGTGTCAATGCTGAACCATCAGTTGCTGTGTGCCATTCTGAGCGTGGTATTAACTCTCCATTTTTAGAAACATTCCAGTTTATACACTCTGCAGACTCACCAACAGCTAAGTCTCTAGGGTTTTTTACGTTGTTAATACCCCTTCCAAAGCTATTTAATGTAAAGAATTTTTTTGCCATTTAGTCTCTTATTTCTATGTGAACTAAGTCGTCAAAGCCATTATCTTTTACATCCCCATCACTATTCCAGTCGCCGCCCCAACGAATTTTTAAACCTAGCTGATGAGCTATACCTCTTATCATTCCACCCATGTAATGAAATCCGTCTCTGTTTTCCCAGTCTATTGGATAGGGAGCTAAATCTACCGCCTTACCCTCCATGTGCCTTGAATACTTTACTTTCGTGGCTCCCTTTTCCAATAACTCTTTTTGTCTTTCTTCACTTCGCAAACCTTCTATGATAGTAACATCCATTACTTTGATTAACTCATCTAATACTTTGATAAGCCTATGGTCTACACCTTTCAATCTTTTCTTACTTTTTCTTCCAAACTTATACATAAGATACCTACTTCTTTTTTCTTCTAGTAGCTTTTCTTTTGGTAACTTTTTTCTTACCACCACGTATTAAATCTGAGTCTGCTTTTCTAGCTCCACCCTTACCTGTAGCAAAGCTTCTAACCCTGCCTGCCGCCCATTGATGAGCACTAACTCCGGGTCTAGAACCACTAGAATAAAAAGCACCAAGTCCTCTAGAGTAAACTTTGTTTAATGTGGACTTTGATATACCTGAACTTTTAGAATACTTACTTACAACGGAAGCTTTACTTCCTCCGCTTTTTGGCTTTGCTTTTCTTTTTGCTGGTTTTCTTGCCACTTTTACTCCTTTGCTTTGATATTTTATCCATCATAGCAGGTGTCAACCTACCAGATTTATAGAGCTTTCTAGTTCTAAGTATCTCAGACTCTGATTTCTTTTTGTTTTTAGAACCTTTAACATATTTTTTAGGAACACCTCTTTTTGTTTTAGGAACTTTCTTAAATTTTCTAGCCATTATTTCTTAATCTTTTTAACTTTTCCATTTTTAGTTCTAGCAAATTTATGAGTTTTAGTTTCTCTTATTAATGTTCCAGAATAAGTTTTTCCACCCCATTTCCAACTAACACGCCTAGCCATTACTTTCCAACTTTTTTCTGAGCCATTTTATGAGAAGCTCCAAAACTTTTTCCTTTTTTCATTGCTGTAGCCATCATTCTTAAATGTTTTGCGGTATGATGAACTGAATGTTTTTTCATAGCATTTGC